TCACACCATCAGCCCGCCGCCAAGAGGGTTTAACGTTACTGCGTGTTGCAGGTAATCAGGTGCAAGGTGAGCGTAAACCATCGTCTGTTGTATGCTGGCGTGCCCCAGAATTTGCTGTAACGCAATAATGTTCCCCCCGTTCATCATGAACCAGCTTGCGAACGTATGTCTAAGCACATGCGTGGCCTGCCCGCGTGGTAAGTCAGGCTTAACCAGCCTGAGCCGTTCGCAGAAGTTTTCATAGTCAACTTTGAACAGTGGCCCGGTGTCGCTGGTCTTGATCTCTTTCTCCAGTTCTTCCGATATCGGCACCGTGCGCTTTTTCCCATTTTTGGTCTTAAGGAACGTCACACGCCCGTGATTAACCTGCTCACCTCGCAGCGTGCTCCCTTCACCCCAGCGTGCGCCAGTGCTGAGGCATAGCAGTGCTACACGTCGATCGTCGCCGGTCAGAGTATCCAGCAATTTGCTGATCTCTGATTTGGCGAGATAAGTCATAGCTGGCGGCGCTTCTTTCAGTGGTTCCAGACCCTTACAGGGGTTTTCCTTTCTGAACTCTTCCAGCTTTATCAACGTGCTGAACATCCCGGACAAACGGTAAATATCCCGGTTGATCGTTGCTGCGCTGATACCGTCTTCCAGCCGTTGGCTTCGGTGCTGTGCAATCATTCGCTTGTTCAGTCGGTTAACGGCTGGATCACCAAGCGCCCTGATTGTTTTATTCAGGTGCCGCTTTTCAATCTCGCCATTTTCCTGAGTCTGTCCATATAGCAGCCACCAGGTATCTAACAACTCGCTTAAGGTGCGGCGGTCAACGCTCGCGCCCAGCCATTCTTTTTTGTCGGCGTTGGCTAATACATAACGCTCAAAAAGAACTGCCTCTTGTTTCTTCTCAAATCGCCTGCGGATACGTTTTCCGTTACGTCCGCGCGGCCATACGTCCACTTCATATTGACCACCTTCGAGCTTCTTAATCGACATAAGAAAGCCCTCCGGCGTTTATTTCCCCATCCTGATAACAGATAGTGAAAATGTAATGTTTATAAACAGTTAACCAGTTTGTTTCTCGGAGCGGTCTGATCCAGTTGACTCTGGCCCAATGTGTGCGAGGGCCGGTGCGATTTGACCAGCTTGAGGGGCGGTCTTATCAGTCATAAGCCAGAGCGTGTATTTTGCGAAACGTGAATGCTGAGTGATCTTAAGCAAGATATCGCTACCAATACTCTCCACTCTTCCTGTCTCGTAATACTTCTGCGTGCCAGCAGGTATTCCAGTTAATTCAAAGAATTGCTGCCTTGTTAACCCCTCCGCATCCCTGATAGCTCTGATTTTTTCACCCACGCCGCTTGACGGGGTAGGGATCTCTACCATAACATTCTCCTTAAGGGTGGTAATCTCTACCATGAGCAACCGCCAATATAAGCAGTTACAAGCCGAAATAAGCGCCTAGCGCTAATGCGGAGATTAGCACAAATGAGTGGAAGACTTGAGCGGGGCAACAGAAGTGACGGAATCCATGTTGCTGAATTCCGCCGTAGTTATTTCCGGAATGGACGTTATGCAGGGACGGTTAAAACTAGTGGCTCCGTTTCGGGGCCAGTGAAGAAGCAAGTTCAGCTTTAGCAATGTATTGCTGGAGGAAGGTTACGGTGTCTTTTGCTTGCTCAATGGTTAAACCAGTAAACAACTCGCCTGCTTCGGGCAGTTTTGTCGGTGTAGCTAAGTGGTAGTGGAAGCGTAAGCAAGCCAGGTCATTAGCAACGAGGTATTCAAGTTCAGCAGGAATGTAGATAGGTACTTCTTTCTGAGACATAAAGATCTCCTTTCTGGTTGTGTGGAAACTCCAGAATACCACGCGCCGGGCGTGGCTAAAAATCCCGGCATATCTTCAATGAGAGGTGATAACGCTATGACAGACAAAGAGTTAGAGGGGTTCATTGAAGTGCGTCATGCCGTTGACGCGGTTCCATACCCTAAATTTGCCGAGTTAATCGGTAAGAAGCCCGCCACGGTTAAGAGCATGATTGAAGACGGTAAGTTGCCGATCATCCCGTGGAAGAACCCGGACAGCCTGGGCGCCCGTGCTGAGAACTGGATCTATATTCCTGAGTTCAACCGCGCAATGCGTGACGCCTACTACAACCGTCCGAGAGAGCAGCGCGACGCTTGGTTGCTGTGGATCGGTCTTTGAGGTTATCGCGATGAGCCAGAAAACAGCCAACCACGAAAACCGGGTGCGTGAATGCAACGACATTCTGGACACCCATTTAAAAGATATGCAAACGGGCTTCATGATTCGCACCAATAGCGGCGAGTTTATGATCAGGGATAAAAAGCTGATTAAGAAAATAACCAAAGACGTGGCCCGCCATGTTGATGGTGAATTGCTTAAATTGGGAATGTGAGGGGGCTTTTGTGGCTGTGCAATTAATACAGTTAAGTCGTCATTCATATTTATATCGTGGCTTCACTATTCAGAAATGCCCGCGTAATCCATTTACGTTTAAGCACTCTTATCGTATTTCCAGCAATGGCGATTATTACGGGCGTGACTTTGCTTTAGCGGAAGCCATGCGCACGGTTGATCAGATGTATAAGCAAGGGGGCAGTAATGCACGATGAAGGCCCATCACTGGCAAGCCTGCTTAAGCACGGGTGCCAGTTTACACACTTCAAAAACTCACGCGGCTGGCTGGAAACACCAGACGGGCAATTCTTTAAACCTGAGCCTAGCAAGGTTCAATTTATTAAGGGAATGAGTAAGCCCTTTGTTTATACGAAGAAGATAAACAAAGGATTGCTTTTTAACCTTGTTAATTCTTTGAGAGATTTAATCGGCTAACAACGTCAGTTAAATAGTAATTAAAAAACAGTCTTCACTGTCGTCACTTAATTAAGTGATGGCGCTTTCACTCATCCTAAAAAGGATAAATAGCATGTTTAATAAACTGTTTGGAAAAAAAGTAGCAGCGGCAAAAGTTGAACTTAAGAAAGTGGAAAATCGCGATCTTATGGAAGCTATTGTCGGCGGTTGTCTTTTGGTATCTGCCGCCGATGGCGAGATCGAAAAAGAAGAAACCAGCAAGCTGGATCAGCTTATCCGCTCTAACCCGCGCCTTGCGCATTTCGGCAATGAAATTACATCCACCATCAACCGCTATACGGAACAGCTTGAAGCTGGCTTCCGCGTTGGCCGCATGAACATTTTGCGCGAAATCGACGACATCAAAAACGATCCGAAAGAAGCCGAAGAAGTCTTCGTCAACATGCTGACTATCGCCGAAGCGGACGGCCAGATCGAACCAGAAGAACAGAAGGTGCTGGAAGAGGTCGGGCGCCGTCTGGGGCTGCGTGTTGAGGATTATCTCTGATGCTGCGCGTGCTGGATTCACTACGTCCGGCGCTGGCCCTGCTGTTGGCCTTCATGGTCGTAGCAGTGGATTTCACCAGCTACCTGCTTTCGGTGATTGGCGACGCCTTCTTCGTTGGCGCTCTTCTTCTCCTTGTCTGGCCTGCCCTCAAGTCAGCTAACCAATCAGCGGATCACCAGTAACAGATTGCCGGGGAAACCCGGCAATTTCTGAGGCTTCGAATCATGACTAAACGCGATCAATATAACTTCATCCTGCACGTTCTCTTACCTGCTGTTGAGCGTGAAGGGCTGACGATTAAAACCCGCCGCGATGGTGAGTTAACCCTTTCTTCTGACGATCCCTCTGTTTCCTGCTTTATCGACGACATGCGCCAGCGCCTTACCACGGCGTTGCAGCGTCCGGCTGTTCCATCTTCCCCTTACGGAGTCCTGTAAAATGATCCGCCCGTTCATCAAATGGGCAGGGGGTAAAACCCGTGTCCTTCCTGACCTGCTGCCGCACCTTCCTAAAGCCGACTGCCTGATCGAACCGTTCGTAGGCGGCGCATCGGTATTTCTGGCGACTGAGTACCGCCGCTATGTGCTGGCTGATATCAACCCGGATCTTATTAACCTTTATCGGAAAGTCACCCGTTACCCGGACTTAGTGATCGATGCGGCCCGCGAACTGTTCAACAGCAAGAACAGCCCGCAGGGGTACAACGAAGTCCGCGCCGCGTTCAATAAGCAGGTATGTACGGTAAAAAGCTGTGGGTTGCGTTATGGCGTCGAAATGGCGCGCATCATGCGTGCTGCTCAATTCCTGTATCTGAACCGCCACGGTTATAACGGCTTATGCCGTTACAGCCGTAAGACCGGCTTTAACGTGCCGTTTGGCAAGTATAAGAGCGTCTACTTTCCTGAAAATGAAATCCGCCTGTTTGCCGAAAAGGCCAACGATACAAAGGCAATATTTCTTTGCGCGCCGTTCCAGCGTTCTCTACAGGTCGTCACGGGTGGCGATGTTCTCGTTTACTGCGATCCGCCTTACCTGCCTGAAAGCAAAACAGCCGATTTTACCCAATACCACACCGAACCATTCACGGAAGACAACCACCGCCAGTTAGTCCAGGCACTGCTGGAAGTTAACCGTAAGCATGGCGTGAAGGTTGTCATTTCCAACAGCGACACCGAAGCCACCCGCGCGATTTATCAGCCTTTCAAGATGCACGAAATCAGCGTGCAACGTTCCGTCAGCACTGACAAAGACAACCGCCAGAAGGCCAAAGAAGTGATCGGCGTGCTGCCTGTCTGCGACTGCTGCGGGCGTTACGGCGGCGGTTGCCCTGATTGTGGCGCCGTGATGGGTGATGCGACTTACAACGCGATGGTTGCGGCAGGCACGTTTGACGATATGGAGGCGTTTTAATGAATCTTGTAGACGCCTGGATCGTTGAAATCATAAGCGTGAGTCGTGGCGAGATTGTGCCGTATTGGTTGGTTGAGGCGAAAGTAACAGCTTATGGAAGGGAGTCAATAACCACAATTCTGAAGAAATCAGAAGAGGAAGCCAAAGCCGTTAAAGTAGGGGATGTAGTTCAAATATGACCACGGCAACCCGTGGCCGTCGCGCCCCTTCTCCACCTCCACCGTATCCGGGTAGCACTGACAATGCTATCCCTTACGCTTATGGCGGGAACAAATCATACCAGCCGATTGGCGTTGATGTAGCGCCGGGGCTGGATGGTTTCGACTATCTCATGCCGGACGGCACGCGTAAGCATATTGCGTTCAGTGAACTGGTAGCGGAGGACGAAAAGCCGGAACGCAGTAAGCTGCTGCGTCGCCGTCTGGCTTCTCTTCCGCAATATGTCCGCCGCCACTTTGCAGCGAAGCTTGATGCGCTGGATGTGAAAGACCGCAAAGCGGCAGATCACTGGCTGCTTAACACCTTTGAGCGCCACGTATTAACGCGTATTGATAGCGTGAACAGTGTTTACCAGCCTGATACTGTGATGCCCGGCATTCTGCTGCCAATTCGCGATCAGCTTTTCCGTATGCTCTGGGCAGGGAAAAAAGAGTTAAAAAGACTGGCTTATACGCTTGCCGATATCTTTACGAGCGAGTTTATACGCGAGTCCGATCACCAGTTGGTGCGCACCGGCGATCCTGAGTTCGCGGCGCTTTCTGGCTATGGCCGTATTGCATCGCTGGCAGTGCATCTGAAAACGCCGATCCCCGGTTGGACAGCTTATTGCAATGAAGAACTTGAAGCGGAGGACGCGTTACGCGCAGTTCTCCGTCTTGAGTCACCGCAGTGGTGGTTAAACCGCCTGCGCCGTATCCATGCCCGGTGGCGTGAGCATTTGATGATCGCAGCGGGATACGTCCAGAAAAAATCCTCCCCATACAGTAGCGCCCCGTGCCTTACGGAATGGCTGGCCCAGAAAAAAGCTAACCGTGAATACCTCAAGGCTATGGAACTGGAAGACCAGGACACGGGCGAGCGCATTTCGCTGATCGATAAAGTCGCCGGCAGTGTTGCCAATCCGGCCAACCGTCGCCGCGAACTCATGACGAGAATGCGCGGATTTGAAGATCTGGCGAAGCTGGAAGGGCTGGCCGGTGACTTCTACACGCTGACAGCGCCTTCCCGCTATCACGCTATGCAGCATAACGGGCGCCGTAATAACAAATACTGTGGCGCGTCGCCGCGTGAGACACAGCAATATCTTTGCAAAGTCTGGGCGAGAACCCGCGCCGCATGGAAGAGAAAAGGGATCCGCGTCTTTGGTTTCCGCGTGGTCGAACCGCACCACGATGCAACGCCACACTGGCATTTGCTTCTTTTTATGCGCCCGGAATGCGTCGAGCAGGCGCGCGAAATCTTCCGTAAATATGCCCTGAAAGAAGACGGCAACGAACCGGGAGCGCAGGAAAACCGCTTTCAGGTCGTGCCGATCGACGATGCCCACGGCAGCGCAACTGGCTACATAGCGAAATACATTTCGAAGAATATCGACGGCTTCGCGCTGGATGGTGAGAAGGACGACGAAACCGGGGAAGACCTGAAAGAAATGTCACTCCGCGTTAGCGCGTGGGCATCGCGCTGGGCTATTCGTCAGTTTCAGCAGATCGGCGGTGCGCCGGTCACGGTATATCGCGAACTTCGCCGCTTGGGCGATCGCGAACTGGTGTTACACCCTGAACTGGAAACCGCCCGGCAGGCCGCTAACGGTGGCGAATGGGATAACTACGTATTAGCCCAGGGTGGCCCGTTGGTTGAGCGCGATAAGCTGCGCATCCGTCTGAATTATGAAACCACTGAAAACGGCAACGCCTACGGCGATAACGTCCAGCGAATCACTGGTATTTACTGCCCGATTACGGGCAATGACTCTTTGATCTTCACCCGCACCACTCAATACAAAATCGTGCCGAAGCGCCAGAGCGCTGACGGTGTGGCCGTTGACGTTGGTTTTTCAGGCGGCAACGCCGCCCCTCGGAGTTCTGTCAATAACTGTACGCGGGATCCCGCGACAGGTGCTGACGGTCTTGAACATGCCGATCACGAAGTGGGCGAGACGGTGAATTTTGATGCTCTTTCACGGCAGGAAAAGCGGGAACTGGCACAGAGGCTAAGTGACGATGTGCGAAGTAAGCGGAAAAAACGGCCACCGGAACGGGAAGACGGGGCCGGGATATCCGTGAAAGAGCAGCAGATCAGTGAACTGCTGGCGCTGCGTGGGATTGATGCCAGCGCCGGAATGGTCAGATCGATGATGGCCGGTGCGTCAGTGGCGTGCGGCGATCTTGTTATGACAGTGCAGGATGGGCGGCTGGTATCGCGCAACCGCGCCGCGTCGGGGCTGGATAAGCTGCCGTCGCAGGTGATGGCGGCGAAGCAACAGACAAATAGTCTTATTAACCGAATGAAAAAAGCCTTTAACGGTGCGTCATAACAGCGTGCCGGGGCTTCGCTTATTCATTTTCAGAAGAAACAGGAGTGACAGCATGAGCAAAATTACCAGAGAACGCGCAGCAAAAATTGCAGCAGGCGGCGGATATAACTTTGATGAGGTGGAGGAGCTGGCGCGTATCGCGCTGGCATCGCTCGAAGCGGAGGAGTCAGGGCGAAATCCCGTGCTGGCCTATGCAGACAGTTACCGCGATATGGCTAAGCAGGGTGTTGAATCTATTCCTGTATGGAGCGTAATTACCGATCTGGAAAGAAATATCGCCCCGCTATACTCCGCCACGCCAGCGCCGGTAGTTCCGGCAGAGCTTCATCCTGATACGCTGAAACTGGTGACCGACTTCAGCTCCGCCCTGGCTGAGAAGTTGTACAAGGCTCAATTAAAATATGGCTATGACGCGGACTGGAAACAAGATGGTTGGCCAAGCCAATGCCAGGCAGACTTTCAACAGCATATAGCTAAGGGAGACCCCCGGGATGTTGCCGCTTACTGTGCATTTATGTGGTATCACGGCTGGAAAACTGAGCCAGCGCCGGTATCGCTGCCGGACGAGCAACATAGCGAACGCTTCAACTGGACACTTGGGCAGTGGGCTGAACATGTTGGGGGTCATTACCAGGGAAATGATCCGGCAAACTATTACGAGTTCGGCTCATTCATGGCGGTCGCTGCAATGCTGTGCCAATTCGGCACCGTTCAGCAAAAAATTGGATGGAACGCCTGCCGCGCCGCCATGGTTAACGCAGGCCAGTGAATGGCTTTGCGGGAGTGCTGAAAATCAGTGCAAAATTTCGCGCAAAACCGCACAAATTTTATGATGGTGATTTTTCAGGAGCAGACCAGACGGGGCGGGCCTTCCGCTGGTCTGCACATTTGCACAAAAAAGCGGGGTTTCTGCGTGCGGGCGAGGCGGGGGAATGAGCGCGCGCTGAGGGGTGGGATAGGGTCGGTATTATCTGCGCCGATTTTCGCGCCGCTGCGCCTCGCTGCTACGTCGTTTTCGGTTCGCCGTGGTGGGTTGAGGAAAAAGAAAAGCCCCTGCCAGCAGGCTGCTGAGGGGCTTACGTGCGGTGTGGTCAGTTATGGCCGTGTAGGCCTTTGCGCGGTGGTGGTGGGTGTGTCCGGGCTGGCGTCAGATTGCTGCCTGCAACAGTGCGTAAGGGTTGAAGCGCACCACGTCGATCCCCAGCCAGTCGTTTAACTCTTTCAGGCTTTCTTGTATCGGGGCCAGTTCGTTGATGGAAAACACCTTCGCCGCTTTCTCTACGTCGCCGAAGCCACCGGAGTTATTCGGCATTACCCCCATCAGAACGGGCGGCACGCGGTGCGCGGCTAACAGGTCGTCGCGGGTGGCGTCTTTGATGCCGGTAAACTCATCCTTCGCCGCCACCTGGCTGAACGGCATAATTTGCAGGCCGTCTTTTTTCCCGCCCGCCGCGTAGACAAACAGGTTTTTAAAAGCACCGTTGCCGCGTGCATCTTTCAGCGACTTCTTAAGCTTTTCCACATCGTTATTATTCGCCACCGGGTCAGTGAGGTAGACGATCACACCCGCATGACTGCCGTTAATGTAGTAGTTGCGGCGGAACACCGTTGCTTCACCGTTCAGCATGGCGCTTTGTAGCGCGGCCAGATATTCCGGCGCACCGTAGATCTCCTGGTGCGGGCTGGGGTTCTTGATCTGGCAGACGCTGCCCGGTTCGAACGCGTGATCGTCAACGTAGCGCGGAACAAACCAGAATTGCGCCGGGTCTATGCCGCGCCGCGTATATTTTGCCTGGCTGTGCCGCAGCTCGATCGGCTGGCCGAGTCGGTTGCGGCGGCATTCCATGTAACAGTTACCGAAAATTAAATAATCCTGCACCCAGGCGGTGAACTCCTGCCGGGTCAACAGCGGGTGCGGTATGTAGCAACTGGCGATAACATTGCGTTTAAATATCAGCGGTGACTGGTGATAGGCGGCAACGTCGAACATGCGCGCCAGCCCGTAGGGGCTGATCGGTGGTTCATACCAGCGGCCATTGTTATGGCATTCGAGGCACTCCATAAGAGACGCGCGATCGTTGACTGCGATCGGGTCGCCAAAGCTGAAAGATTCCACGCTTTCCAGCGGGGTGGCTGCGTTGCTGGCCGTGCTGGCTGGCGCAGCAGTTGGCGCCCTGAATTTTTTTTTGCCGCTCAATTAAAACTCCTCCACAAAACTGCCGTTATCGCCGGTCACTTCCGCGCCGATCGGTTCGTTGTAAATGCCCTGCATAGTTGCCCATGCCAGATCGCCGTGATTGCTGCCACGGGCCCGATCGGACTGGTAGGTAATAACGCCGCCTGCGGTGACTTTACGCACGGTCATAAACGACTGTGCGAGATCCATCATTCCGGCGTCGAACTCAAAGCGCCCGGCACGAATGACCATCAACATTTTGAGCACCATCGACCGCTTAAGAACCGGTGAATAGTTGTATTTAACCGCCTGCGGGAAGAACTTGATCACCAGTTGATAAACCGCATCGCCGATCCCTGTGCCGTCGATAGCAATGTGCTGCACGTTGTAGCGGGTGGTGATCTCTTTAATAAATTTGGCCTGCTCTTCGTACTCCATGCCGCGTAACTGGTGGCGTTCTACCGCGCGGAACTTGCCACCCGGCACGGCTGGCGGGGCCAGCACAACCAGCCCGGCGCTGTCGCCTTTGCCGCTGCTGCCGTTGGGGTCATAGCTAACCCAGACAGGGCGATTACCCAGCGGGCGAGGTGCAAACGGGTTCCAGTCCGGCCACGCGTCCGGCATGTAGCCATCAACGCCGCAGCCCAAAATTGTGTTGTAGTCGAAGGCGCGTTCCCCTGCTTTAACGAAGGTACATCCGTACAGGTTGGCGTATTCGTCAAGGGAGTTTTCGCTACGGATTTCATCAATATCAACCAGATCGAAACCGAGCTTCATGGCGTCTTCCAGCGTGACTATCTGGCGCCAGATGTTATCCCCGCATAGCTTGCCGTTTTTCAGTGCCTTATAACTGGTGTCGATATCCACCCGATCGGATCGGCGGCGGCTTTCATTGAACTGATCGCCAGTCCAGAAGGGATAGGCTTCATGTTCTTCACTGGAAGGCGTCGAAAAGTAGGTGCGGCGCAGTCCTTTTTGTGTCGCCATGCCTGCGGCCACCGAGCGCAGTTTGATGAAATTACTGATCCAGAAGGCTTCATCAAGGTACAGATCGCCGGTGTAGCTCTGGGCCGTCGCGGCGGAGGTGCCGAGAAAATACAGGATCGCACCGTTGCTTAACTCAATGGCATCACCGCCCTTAAGTTCTACTCCTATTTCCCTTGCCAGCTTCTGAATGAACCGCTTGAACTGGAACGCCTGGGCGCGGCTGGCTGACAGGAATATCTGATTATTTCCGGTTTCCAGCGCACGCAACAGCGCTTCGCGGGCAAAGTACCAGGTGGCACCAATCTGGCGCGATTTGAGGATAAAGCGGTTACGCCGGTTCCACTGTTTGAACCAGCGTTTTTGATGCTCGTATAGCGAATCAAAGATCAGGGCGCGAAGCTGAGTTATCTGTTCTTCGGTGAAATGGTTTTTCGGGGTCTTCGCCTTCTTCTCTTTCTCCTGGTCGCGTCGCTCATGCCGTTCAAAGCGGTCAAGCTGGCGCGCCAGCAGGTCAATTTCTTTAAAGTCCTTCGGGGTTTTGTCGTCCTTTTCCACCAGGCGCAGGTAACGAACGTGCGTGCGATCCTGCACCCGCTGCATGGGGGTAGCTTTATCCCATTCATAGCGGCGGCGCCAACTGTAGATCGTGTTAATGCTCACCCCGATTTCCTTAGAAATCTGAGTGATGCTAAACGCCTGCCAGTAGAGGCTTTTGGCTTTTGTGCTGAGGTCTTCGGCTGTATTCATGGCAACAGGCTATCGCGCTCGCGCGCGCAACAATATCGCCGCTGGTTGTCGCCTGAGTCCGACAAAGTGAAGGCTTTGCGCCTTCCGGCCGCAAAGGGAATGATTGGGGCACTGGTTAATATCAATCGCTTACCAACCCGGAGCTTTGTCACCATGCCAATGACAAATTTTTTCCGCGCCGCAGTAGAGGGCGCAACCTGTGACGGTCGAGTACTGGAACGTCAGCACATCACCGAAATGGCCGAACAGTACGATCCCCAGGTATATGGCGCCCGCGTCAATCTGGAGCACATTTTAGGCTGGTCGCCGACAAGCGATTTCCGCGCGTATGGTGACGTGGTTGAAGCCAAAGCAGAAGAGATTGCCGAGGGCCCGCTAAAGGGCAAACTGGCGCTTCTGGTGAAGGTGGACGCCACGGACGAACTGGTAGAACTGAAAGGCAAACGCCAGAAAATCTACCATAGCATTGAGGTGCATCCGTCCTTTGCCGACACCGGAAAAGCCTACCTTATGGGGCTGGCCTGTACCGATAACCCGGCGAGCCTGGGCACCGAAATGATGAAGTTTTGCACCCAGAACGCCAGCGCCAACCCACTGGCTGCGCGTCACTACGCACCTGAATGCTTCTTCACTGAAACCCTGGAATCATCCCTCGAATTTGCGCAGGAAGAGCCGCCAGCGTCCGACACCGGGAAGAATTTCTTTTCCCGTATCAAGGAAATGCTGACCGGAACCCGCCAGCACTTCGATCGTGAAAATGGCGATATCCGCCAGGCGGTTGAACTGGTAGCGGAAAGTCAGGGTGAATTGCTGGACAAGATGGAAAAACTGAGCGCAGGGCAGCTTAAGAACAAGCAGACCGCCGAAGCGGTGGATAAGTTGCGCTCTGAGTTCGACGAGATGAAAGCGCAGCTTTCTACCCAGGACGCCAGTAAATACCGCCGCCCGGAAGCGACCGGCGCAACTGAAAACTCTAACGCCCAGCTTGCTGACTGCTGATCGCCGCCAGTAACGAAGGAACAGTACAGGAAATATAACTATGCGTAATTCTACCCGTGAATTGTTTGATGCGTATCTTGAGCGACAAGCTGAACTGAATCACATCAATAAGTCCCACGTAACAAAGGCGTTCAGCATTGATCCGAGCGTTGAGCAGACGCTTGAAGACAAGGTGCAGCAGTCTTCCGAAATGTTGAAGAAGATTAATATCTACGGCGTTAACGATCAGTCCGGTGAAAAAATCGGTCTGGGTGTGAGCGGCCCGATCTCCAGCACCAACAATTCCACCACCGATCGCCGCCAGCCTGTTTCCGTCACGGCGCTGGATTCAAACAAGTACACCTGTAATAAGGTGAACGCGGATACTTTCGCCTCTTATGCGCAGCTTGATGCCTGGGCTAAATTCCACGATTTCCAGCAGCGTCTGAGCAATCAGATCATCCAGCGTATCGCGCTTGATCGCATCATGATCGGCTTTAACGGAACCAGCTACGCGGATAAGTCAGACCGCAACGCCAACCCGCTTTTGCAGGATTGTGGCATCGGCTGGCTGCAACAGTACCGCGCAAACGCGCCGCAACGTGTAATGAAAGATATCACCGTGACCAGCCGCGACGATTCCAACCAGGTGATCGCTAAAGGTGATTACGGTAACTACGACTCGCTGGTTTATGACGCGGTTAACTCACTGATGGACGAGTGGTACAAAGATTCGCCCAATCTGGTGGTGATCACCGGTCGTAACCTGACGGTTAGCCGTTCGTTCCCGATCATCAACGCTGTCAGCACCAATAACCCGAACTCCGAAGCGCTGGCCGGTCAGTTGATCGCATCGCGTAAGACGATCGGCAACCTGCCTTCGTTCATCGCGCCTTTCTTCCCTGATGGCAGCATGTTTATCACTTCGTGGGAAAACCTGTCGATTTACTGGCAGGAAGGTGCGCACCGTCGCCGCATTGTGGAAGAGCCGGAATATAACCGCGTCTCTACTTACAGTTCGTCAAATGATGCCTATGTTGTTGAAGATTACGGCTTCGGCTGTCTGATCGAAGGCATTACCGCCGCCGAACCAGCACCGGCACCATAAATCAGCGCAGGCCAGCTAACTGCTGGCCGCTTTGGGGGCATCATGTTGACACCTGCTCAACAACATTTTAACCGCGTGATGGCTGAACGCCGCCACGCCAGCCGTGAGCCGTCGCAGCTTGAAATGACGGCCTACGAAACCATGCTTCACCGCCTGCGACTGGATAAAGCCCGTTTAAGCCGTGTCCAGTCCCAGAAGGCTAAAGCGGATTTAAAACGCGAACTGCTGCCGGACTACCAGCCGTGGATCGAAGGCGTACTTACGGCAGATTCCGGCCAGTCTGACGACGTGTTAACCACCGTCATGATCTGGTGCTGTGACTGCGGAAACATCGCTGAAGCCCTGCGCATTGGTCAGTATGTCTTGCGCCATAAGTTGCCGATGCCGGATCAGTATCGCCGCACCACTGCCACCGTACTGGTGGAAGAAATTTGCGATCCCGTCCTGGCTGCATTCAAAGCTAACCCGGCTGTTGCGCCGGTCGCCGCTGACCTGCTGGAAGCGTTACGGGGCTTAACCCTGAACGAAGATATGCCGGATGAGGTGCGCTCAAAGCTGCTTAAGGCGCTGGGGTATACGCTGCGCCTGACTGACAACGTTGAATCGCTTACCGCTGCGGTTGAATACCTGCGCCAGGCGGCAGTGTTGAACCCGAAAAAAGCAGGCGTAACCCGTGATATTGAGCTTCTGCAACGTGCGCTTAAGAAGTCCGGGCAACCTGCTGACGGTGAGGGCGCAGACGGCAAGCCAGAAGCAAACAACACCGAAACCCAGACGGCAACGCCGCCAGCCCAGCCAAAAGCGAAGCGGGAAACCAAAAAGCCCGCCGCTAAAAGCAAGCCGGCAGCGAAGAAAAGAACCACGACAGCCCGCCAGAAGGCGGCGTCATAACCGAACGTGCCCCCGCGCACCCAGGCGGCACGGCAGGCGAAAACAGGCAACGCCGCGTCTTCGTCCTGCCGTCCACCGCCTGACTTATACGGAGTAGAGATCATGAGTCTGGTAGCCACTGAGCCAGTACGGCCACCATCCGATCCAGTGCCTGATGATGGCGGCGCGAAGGTTGAAAGCCTGCCATTCTGGCCGGTCATTTCGCTGGCTGAACTACGCCGCGCGATGCGTCTTGATGGGCAGGTGACAACCGATCGCCTGATGTCGCGAACGGTGGAAGCGGTGGCCCATGTTAATGATCAGCTTTTCCTGTGGCGCCAGGTGCAGATTGATGCGGGCTATGAGTCATTGGCAGAAATTCCGGCCAGTCCGGTGAATGGCACTTCCGTGAAGGTATGGCGCTATAAAAACGCCGTGTATTCACTCACTAAGGCGCTGTTGATTGAAGGCTACCGCGATATTGACACCACCAGTAAAGGCGAAGACCACGCGGCGGCATTGAGCACGCAGATCGATACGCTGTGGCGGGATGTGCGCTGGTCAATCCGTGATATCCAGGACGAAAGCCGGGGCCTGGCGGAGTTGGTGTAATGAACGTTCAGGCGCAGCAAAACGACACGATCGACCTGCTTTGCTGGCGCTATTACGGCAGAACAGCAGGCGTTACCGAGGCGGTGATCGATGCCAATAAGGGCATTTCCGCCGCCACTGAGTTGCAGGCCGGGCAGATTGTCTACCTGCCAGAGATCCAGCCGCCAGCCCAGCGGGAAACCGTGCAGCTATGGGATTAAGGGGGAGGGTATGCACGACACACCACCGGGATTACTCGAACAAACAATGAAATGGATCGCTACTTGTCTGCCGACACTGTTTGCGGCTGGTGCGGCGCTGAGTATTTCGGCGCTAATGAGCCTTTACGATGGGCAGTCTTTGCTTAAAACCGCCACCGGATCGCTGGTATGTGGGATTGTCACGCTTGCTGTGGCCGGTTCGCTGGAATATCTGGGGCTTCCGTCCAACGCAGTAACGTTCGTGGGCGCCTCAATCGGATTTATGGGAGCGGATAAAGTCCGCAACAAAGTTACCGGGTTTATCGAAAACCGAATCGGAGGGATGAAAGGTGGAGATGAGCAATAACGGCATCAACATGCTGAAAGGCTTTGAAGGGTGCAGGCTGGCCGCTTATCAGGATTCTGTAGGCGTCTGGACGATCGGTTATGGATGGACTCAACCCGTCAACGGCGTGCCGGTTGGCAAGGGCATGACCATCACGCAGGAAACTGCCGATAGCCTGTTGCGTAGCGGTCTGGTGCAGTATGAAAAAGGCGTTACGGGGCTGGTTAAAGTCACTATCAATCAAAATCAGTTCGATGCGCTGGTTGATTTTGCCTACAACCTGGGCGTAAAGGCGCTGGAAGGTTCCACACTGCTGAAAAAACTGAATGCTGGCGATTTTGCCGGGGCTGCGGCTGAGTTTCCGAAATGGAATAAAGCAGGCGGCAAGGTGTTGACGGGTCTGGTTAAGCGCCGGGAAGCCGAGCGCACGTTATTTCTGGCCTGACATTTTTAACTGTGCTGGCCGTGCGTATCGAGCGCGGTCATTTTTGACAGTGCTCCAGCACGTCCGGTAATGACAGTGCGAGCTGGCGAGAGGTTTAGAGATGGGGTTGTCACGCTGGAAAGTGATCGTTTGTCTTGTGCTGGCCGCTGCTGCTGTTTGGGGTTTTAGCCACTGGCGTTACAGCGCCGGTTATGGTGATGCCGATCAGCACTGGCGTGGAGAGTGGGCGCAACGTGATGCACGCGACGCCACCGCGCTGGCGCAAAGGCAGGCTGAGGCCAGGGCAGAAGAACAACGCCGACAAGGTGAAATTGATGCGATCAGAAAACAAGCCAGCCAGCAGCTTGCTGGCGTACAGGCTGATGCCGATCGTGCCCGTGCTGCTTCTCGTGGGCTGCACGACAGGGCCGACAAACTCGCCAGGCGACTGGCAGACCGTGAACGCGCCTGCGGTGCCGGAACTCCCGGCAGAAGCGAGGCAGAAACCAGCGGCGCCGTACTGCTCGCCGACCTGTTCCGCCGCGCTGACGATCGAGCGGGACAACTGGCAAAAGATGCTGACGAGGCAAGAGCCAGAGGGTTAGCCTGTGAAGCTGCTTATTATTCAATTAGCAGGGGGAAATAATGGATTTTATTTTGTGTGTTCGTCGTCCAACGCAAGAAGAGTTAAACGGTATTCACGCTGAACTCATGATCGAATATGCAGACAGGCCATTTACCGCTGAATTAAGACAGGAAGTTGCCGAAGCGGCAAGGCAGCGTATTTGTCAGATTATTAGCGTAGAAGTATTGCCGAAAGTGGGTTAGTGCCATGCTTAAACCCGATTTACTGCGCCAGATGATAAGCCAGCATGTGCCCTGGCTGCGTGAGAATCCCGATAATCTGGCTGTTTATCTGCGAAAAGGTCGTATGGTCAGCACCGGCCAGCGTGCTGCTGCGTTTGAGTACCGCTATACGCTGGAAGTGCTGGTGATGGATTACCCTGAATCTCTGGATACTATCAGCGTGCCGGTGCTGGCATGGGCGCGCTTATATCAGCCTGATCTGTTGTTTAACCCGGACAGGCAGCAGAACGGCATAACATTTGAAGCCGATATTCTGAGTAACAGCACGATGGACGTGCTGATCCAGATTCAGGCTGATGAAGCAGTGATAGTTACCCGTGAAGATGGCGAGATCGTCACCCGTCACCGTGCTGACCCTGCACCGGGGCCAGAAATTGGCGCGTGGTCACTGGTATTTGTTGATGAGGTCAGCGGCGAAACATGGCAGGACAACAAACCGATCCCCTCTTCCAGCAGTTAGACGACTGGCTAGCCAGCGTGGCCGCGCAGCTTTCGCCGGGGCACCGTCGCAAGCTGACGCGCGACGTTGCGATCGGGCTGCGTAAGCGCCAGCAAAAGCGTATCGCCAGCCAGAAGAACCCCAGCGGTGAAAGCTATCCGGCCCGCCGCCGCAAAATCCTGCGCACCCAGGGCGGGATAAAGTTCATATGGAATGATGAGGCCAGGGAGTTACGCAACTGGCGAACCACGGGCAGGGGTGAGCACCGCGCAATCACCGGCTATGACGTGGATCGCGGTGCCCTGCGCACGTTCTATAAGCGCGATATCCAGCGCTATATTGAAATCAATCTCAACCAGTCCAAGCAGAACCGCACCAGAAAGGATCCGATGTTCCGCAAGCTGCGCACCGCACGCTTTCTTAAGGCTTACGGTACGGGCGGCATGGCAGTGGTTGGCTTTCAGGGGCATACCGCCGAAATCGCCAGCGTTCACCAGTACGGTGAAGTCGATAACGTGGTGCCGGGTGCCCGTGCACGCTACCCGGTGCGTGAACTCCTGGGCATGACCGAGGGTGATTTAGACTGGCTGGCCGATACTGTTGTCGCCTTCATGCAAGAGATTTGATTGTCACCAACCTGCCACAATGGCGCCGCGTTGTTTGCGCGCGCGCGACTCCTGATACTGACTGCATAACCCAAAAGCCGAAACGGTCGTAAAGCCTGCTACCGGGCGGAAGCGACGCCGGACAGCGTAACCGGCACCACGGGAAACAGTCAGCACTATGAATTTAAACGAACTCTATCGCCTTATCTGCAATCTCGCCCGCATTGGCACCGTGCTGGAAGTGGACACGAAAAAGTATCTTGCACGCGTCGAAACCGGCGAGAACAAAACCGACTGGATCCGCTGGGCAGTGCCGCGCGCCGGTGAAGCCGTGACGTGGTGGGCGCCGACAGTGGGCGAACAGGTTTATATTTTGTGCCCCTGCGGTGAGATGGAAACGGCATTCATTGCCGGAAGCCTTTACAGCGAAGACGCACCGCCGCCAGATGCTGGCGCTACCACCTGCGTGATCCTGCACCCGGATGGCGCCCGTATCTCATATGACCCGGAGGCCAGCGCGCTGGTTGTCAGCGGGGTGAAAACGGCAAGCGTCACCGCGTCGGAATCCATTACCGCCACCGTGCCGGTGGTAACGGTCAAGGCAGATACGCGCGTTACCCTGGACACGCCGGAAGTGGTCTGCACCAACAAGCTGATCACCGCCACGCTGGAAGTGCAAAAGGGCGGGGAAATGAAGGGCAATATTACCCATTCAGGTGGATCGCTTTCGTCTAATGGTGTCGTTGTCCATTCTCACAAACATAGCGGCGTCCAGTCCGGTGGTAGTAATACAGGTGGCCCGGTATGAGTACAGTCCGTTACAGCGGCATGAATGCCAGTTCAGGCCATGCCATCACCGACAACGAGCATATAGCGCAGTCTATCGGCGATATTCTGTTAACGCCGATCGGTTCCCGTGTAATGCGCCGCGCTTACGGTTCACAGCTTTTCAACCTGATAGATCAGCCGGTCGATAACGCCATAACGAAGCTGCGCGTTATGTCTGCCATCTACAGCGCCCTGTATTTATGGGAACCGCGGATCTCTCTGACCAGTATCACCCTGAGCGCGCCGGGTGCCGGTCGGCTGGTTGCCACTATCCAGGCCAATCGCACCGACAATCAGACGCCATTTAACGCTGATATTACATTGAGGGGCCAGGCATGAGCGGCACGATCGATTTATCGCAGCTACCGCCGCCCGTGGTGGTTGAACCGCTGGACTTCGAAACGCTTTTCGCGCAGCGCAAGGCGGCATTTATTGCGATGTACCCGGAAGACGAGCAGGAAGAGATCGCCCGCACGCTTGAGCTTGAATCGGAGCCGATCACCATGCTGCTGGAAGAGAATTGCTATCGCGAATTGCTGTTGCGCCAGCGGGTGAATGAAGCAGCCCGCGCGGTGATGCTGGCTTATTCCACGGATAGCGATCTGGATAATCTGGCGGTCAATTTCAACGTTGAACGTCTGACCATTCAGGAAGAAGACGACAGCGTTACACCGCCAATTGAAGCCGTGATGGAGTCAGACCCAGATTTACGCACGCGTACCCAGCAGGCTTTTGAAGGTCTGAGCGTGGCCGGGCCAACTGCGGCGTATGAATTTTGGGGGCGTTCAGCAGACGGGCGCGTAGCTGATATTTCGGCGGTGAGTCCTACGCCTGCCTGCGTCACCATTTCGGTGCTGTCGCGCGAAGGTGACGGAACGGCCAGCGATGATCTGCTTTCCGTGGTCGCTGCTGCCCTGAACGATGAAGAAGTGCGCCCGGTGGCCGACAGGGTAACGGTGCAGTCTGCGGAGATCGTGCCGTATCAGATTGATGCAACGCTTTACATCTATCCGGGGCCGGAAGCTGAACCCGTCCGGCAGGCATCGGAACAGCAGTTACAGGCGTATATTGCCGCGCAGAATCGCTTAGGGCGCGATATCCGTCTTTCAGCTATCTACGCCGCCCTGCACGTCGAAGGCGTCCAGCGCGTGGAACTGGCGCAGCCTGTTGCGGATATTGTGCTGAGTGACTACCAGGCATCGCACTGCACCGAATACACCATAACGGTGGGTGGTTACGATGAGTAATGACCTGTTACCACCCAGCGCCAGCCGAATGGAGCGCGTCGCCGCGCGCGTCTGTGCGTCGTTGGGTGAAGTGCCCGTGCCGCTGCGCCAGTTGTGGAACCCGTGGACGTGTCGGGCTGATCTGTTGCCCTATCTGGCGTGGGCCTTCTCCGTTGATCGCTGGGATGAGGCCTGGCCGATAAACACAAAACGAAAGGCGGTGGCCGATGCGTTTTACCTGCATAAGTACAAGGGTACAACGGGCGCCATGCGCCGGGTTGTGGAGCCGTTCGGCTTCTTCATCCGGGTTAACGAGTGGTGGAACATCGACACCGCACCGGGCACCTTCACGCTGGATATTGGCGTGGAAGACCAGGGCATTAGTGAAGAAACCTATCAGGAACTTGAACGCCTGATCGCCGATGTGAAGCCGTGCAGCCGTCATATGCTGGGAATGTCTCTTCACCTGCAAACAACCGGCGATCTGTATATCGGCGCGGGCAGTTATTCCGGCGATACGCTAACCGTGTACCCGTATTTTCCTGAAACCATAGCCGTGGGCGGTGATGATTACACCGGGGCGGCAATCCATTTAATTGACACCGTGGAGATCGCAAGTGGCGACTAAATATTATGCCGTGCTAACCAATGTGGGCGCGGCGAAACTGGCAAATGCCACGGCATTGGGTGCGCAGGTTGAAATCACCAAGATGGCTGTAGGCGATGGTAACGGCGTGTTGCCGACGCCGAACCCGGCACAAACGGCGCTGGTTCATGAGCTGCGCCGCAAGCCGCTTAATAGTCTGAGCATTGACCCGAATAACGCCAACCAGATTATTGCCGAGCAGGTGATACCTGAAGACGAGGGCGGGTGGTGGATCCGTGAAATCGGTTTATTCGATAAAGACGGCGATATGATTGCCGTAGCCAACTGTGCGGAAACGTATAAGCCGCAGTTACAGGAGGGAAGCGGGCGCGTACAGGTTGTACGCATGATCCTGATTGTCAGCAGCACCGCCGCCGTGACGCTGAAAATTGACCCTTCGGTAGTACTGGCGACTCGTCAGTATGTTGATGACCAGATAATCCAGGTTAAAGCCTTCGTAGATCAGCAACTGGCGGCGCACATCGCAGCGGCAGACCCTCATAAACAATATGCACCAAAGGCAAGCCCGGCCCTGACGGGAACGCCTACAGCGCCGACTGCTACGGCTGGTAATAACTCCACACAGCTGGCGAATACCGCATTTGTTCAGGCGGCGTTGGTTGCTGTGATTGGAGGTGCGCCCGCCACGTTGGATACACTGAAAGAAATTGCTACTGCAATCAACAATGATCCTAATTTCAGTGCAACCATTAACAACGCTCTTGCGTTGAAAGCTCCGCTGGCAAGCCCAGCTATGACCGGAACACCCACCGCACCTACTGCGGCGCAGACAGTGAATAATACGCAGATTGCCACAACGGAATTTGTGAAATCAGCAATTGCTGCACTGGTAGCATCATCCCCGGCTGCACTGGACACGCTGAATGAATTGGCGGCAGCGCTGGGAAATGATCCAAACTTTGCCACCACTGTAACGAATGCGCTGGCGGGTAAGCAGCCGCTTGATAGCACTTTAACTGATTTATCGGGAAAGACAGTTAACGGCATTCTCCAATACCTTGGTTTGGGAGAAGGCTCAGCGTTACCCGTTGGTGTGCCTGTTCCGTGGCCTTCAGCCACACCACCAACAGGCTGGCTGAAATGCAACGGTGCACCTTTTTCTGCCGAAGAGTACCCAAAACTGGCAAAGGCTTACCCAAAGTTAAAATTACCGGATTTGCGCGGTGAGTTTATTCGCGGGTGGGATGATGGGCGAGGTGTTGATTCCGCGAGACTGCTGCTTTCAAGTCAGGCAGCATCTATCCTTGAACATAACCATGAAATGCATGGATGGACAGGGAACCCACTCATGGCTGGAGATGTTTATTCATCCGGTTCATCCGTATTTGCGGTGCAGTTGAGCATTGGCGATGGCGGGTTATTGTATTCGTGGAAGGATGGGAGTGGAACAACAAATGACAGTAAACGAATGGATAGAACCAATCATGTCAGTTCCGGCGCCGGTGATGGTAGCCCGCGAAACATTGCATTTAACTACATTGTGAGGGCTGCATAAATGGAACAGGCTATTTTGGGAAAAGACGGTTACGCTTTAAATGATGGGGAAATCATCGTACATAACTATGATGGCGAAACGCGGGAATATATTTCTACATCAACTGAATATCTCGCTGTCGGCGTCGGTATCCCGGCATGTTCCTGTCTGGATGCACCAGGTACACATAAAGCTGGTTATGCAATCTGTCGCTCTGTAGATTTAAATTCATGGGAATATGTGCCAGACCATCGCGGTGAAGTTGTCTATAGTACCGAAACGGGAGATACCAAAGAAATCACAGTTCCGGGTGATTACCCTGAAAATACAACCACTATCGCCCCATTAACGCCATACGATGAATGGGATGGTGAGAAATGGGTGACGGATACCGAGGCACAGCATAGCGCCGCAGTAGGCGCGGCAGAAGCACAGCGTCAGTCACTGATTGATACTGCAATGGCTTCCATTAGTCTGATTCAACTGAAATTACAGGCCGGGCGGAAGCTGATGCAGACAGAAAACACCCGACTTAACGCTGTGCTGAATTACATTGACGCGGTGACGGCAACAGATACCAGCACCGCGCCGGATGTCATCTGGCCTGAACTGCCGGAGGCGTAGGCCATTCAATATCTGGCGCACTGGAAGTATCGACCAGCTCCAGTGCGTCCAGATAATCCAGCCACAAATTATATTGCGCCAGTTCCTCACCTTTCAGACGACCAATTGATGCTTTACCTGGCCATTGTTTACTGTTGATGTATTCGTTGGCCTGGTTAATCAATTGCTGCTTTTTAGTTTCGGCTGATGCAATTTGTTCTTCACGTGTTGGTGGAGGAATATCTGCCCATGCAGGCAGTCCATCTTCTCCAACACATCTGTATTTTCCTTCTGGTGGTGTGTCATAGAAATATTCCCTGAAAATTACTTCGTCTATATCAACACCTTTTTCTTCAGGCCATTCACCTTTTTCAACATAAAGAGACTGAAGTTCGTAAGGATATGCCAGGTTGTTTACGTACAGATATTTCATCATTACCAGCCCTTAGCGAAAAACGCACCACCTTCAAGACCATAATTGCAGTGAGCTATGAAGCCGGTAGTGCTCCAGTTGGTCGCCCCCCACATATTCCCGCCCCCGAAACCACCATCGCACACAATTACAATGCCCGGTGTCTGTGTAAATGGAATCGGGAATGAAACATTGGCGGATACAGGCCCGTGTTCACCAGGAAAACTAATTCGTCCCCACTGTTCAATTGAACCATCTGGCATTTTTCGCCAGCCTGAACCTGATGCATATGATGACATATCAGGTATCTGATTTTCCCCTGTTCCCACATTCCGTTTTGCCGCTTCTCCCAAACCAACCTTTGATAGAAGCTACAGCACCGCCATAAATGACCGTGCTGTAGCACGGTTAAAAGTGACGGTGCCCGAAGATTTCGGTACCACACTGCCAACAATGAACGTATTGGCCATAAAAAATAAAGTTAGAAATTCACCCCCGCTTTCACCATAGACAGCACATCATCATTGGTGATTTCCGCCAGCTTTTCCCGTATGTCCTCGCTTACCCGTTTCAGGTTGAGCGTAAAATCAATTTTCTTTGCCTTCCCGTCCTTAAAAAATTCCGTCCGGTTTTGCGTAATCTGCTCAATTACATACATGCCGTAGATCCTGCCCGTGCCTTCAATCAGGGGCCACGGGCGCCCGGAAAAAGCCATAGTTTCCAGCATGACAAGCGACACATCACCGCCGCTTATTTCGGGGTACAGCGTGCCGCTGAGTACGAACGGTTCTTCATCAGCGCCGATGAACTGATAGCGCGGGGATTTCCCCACGCGATCGTTTTTGACGTGCCGCCATGAGTTGGTTTTATTCGCACTCTGGTAAGGCGTGGTTTGCAGTGAAAAGGGGAACATCCCCAGAATCATCATCATGATATTGCCCTTAGACGTGATCGGTCAGTTGGGAACGCTTGCGCCGGTCGGCTTGCTGCTTCGCTAACGCAAGTTCTTCGCGCACGCGCCTGATAATGGTTTCTTCATCCAGTTTCTGGCCGCTAAAGTCGAAGTTAAGGTTATATACATCGCCACCCGGCGCAGGCATTAGCGCAGCGACGGAAGCCGCAGAGGGCGACGCCGAAACGGGAACCCGTGCGGCGGGCTTCTCAACCTGCCACGGTGTAACGGAAGCGATCAGCGATCCGGTCTGCTGCGTCACCCAATCGGTAAGGGATGGTAGCTGGCGCTGCGCCTGCTTAAGCGGTTCCGAATATCCGCCCCGGATCGGGATATAGGGCTGCTTATTCTTGAAGACGATTTCGCCGGGGCCGTCTTTTGCCGCCATTTTTCCCGTGTTGTCTGCGATTTTATCCAGACTCTTGCTCATCTTCGGCGTTAAGTTTGGCGCTCCCATAAGGTCTGGGATGCCAACTGGCTTCGGAGTTATTGGTGGTTTTGGCGGTTTAGGTTGGTTTGGTTTATCCGGCGACCAGTGCCAATCCTTTTTAACCATTTTCTTTTGCTGCGGATCCCACTCCCAGACAACGGGATCTTTTTTAAGGCTTTCTGCTTTGGCGTTTGCTGCATCAAGTCCAGCAGGAATTAGATCAAGTTTCTCCAGTACCCAGCCGACACCCTCCATCAGTTTTTGTAGCGGCCAAAGCAAACCGCTTATTGCAGTACCCAGAACCCTCCCAAATGTTTCGCCAACAGTAGTGCAAGTTTCTAGCGCATCGCTGGAAAATTTGATCGGTTCAAGCAATTTTGTAAACCAATCCCAAACGCCGCTAATAGCGGAGCCTATCGCGTCAAAGATTGGGGCTAATGGAGCGAAAACAGCGTTGAAAGCATCAAATACAGGTTGTAAGCCCGTCATGATGCCGTTAAAGAAACCAGTGAAAAATGCCTGTATTGGTTCCCAGAATTTAATGACGGCCACTGCTGCCGCAGCAAAGAGAGCAATCAGCCCCCAGACGGGTGCAGAAATGCCAGCCAGTAGCGTGATAAGCGGGCAGAATACCATGCGACCGGCGCTTAACAATGCCTGCATAGGCGAGCCAGCAAGCCACTGGAATGCACCACCCAGGCGCATTACTCCACCAGTCAGCCGCGCTATTCCTCCTTCACCGGCCAACGTGGTGAAGCTGAGGCGAACAAGTGCCATCTGGCCGAGCACTGCGCCGATGGTCAGCATCAGGCCACCCACGACAACCAGCAACGCGCCTATGGCTGCGGTGACTTTCATGATTGAGCCAACCAGAGCCGGATTTGCCTCAACCCAGCGGCGGACGCTGCCAACTACCTTACTGACGGTAAGCATGATATCCATCAGCGGTTCGCGGAGCGTTTCCCCTGCTGAACTCAATGCGTTAACCGCGCCGGTTTTGGTCAGTTGCCACTGAGCTGAAAGGGAATCTTTATTGATATCAGATTCCCGATTCATAGAACCTTTGGCGGCTGCGCCCTGCGTCAGTTCTATTTGGCGGCGTAGTTCGGGCAGGTTGTTCGCAAGTTTCTGCGCATCATCGCCGAACTCTTTACCGAAAATTTGAGTAAGGTTGGCTACCTGCTTATCTGGTGCAAGTTTTTTGGACGCTTCCAGCACTGAAATGATTGTGCCCATCGCGTCCACTGACATGCTTTTCTGGACTTTTTCAGCATTGACGCCGATTTCATCCAGCGCACCAAAAAATTTATCGCTTTGTACTGTGGCGATCGATAGTTCGCGCACCATTGCATTGGTTGCGCTGGCGGCAACTTCGGCAGGTGATCCAAGCGTCAGAAAGGTGGAACCCAGCGCGGCGGCTTGCTTGTAATCCAGTTGGCTGGCAAGTCCGCCAACGCGCTGGAGCACGTCGATAATATCGGAGCCTTTCGACTTCGCGTTATCGTCCAGGTAGTTTATGGCGTCGCCTAACTGTTCAATGTTTTGGGTTGGGATTTTATACAGCCCGGCAATCTTACCGAGACTTTCAGAAAGCTGGTCGGCGGGAAGTTCGAAGGCAACAGAAGCCTTTGCCGCCATGCTGGCGAAAGACAGCAGATCGGCTTTTTGTTTTTCCCACGGATCATCGCTGTTTGCGACGCCCATACGTGCGCCGCCTTCGACCAGGGCGGCATAGTCAACAGCACCGTTTGCCATTGGCAGCTTTTCGCTGGCATCCATGATCGCCCGCTGCATTTCTTCATATTGCGGGGTGCGGTTGCCGCTGTCGTCACGCAAGCCGTTTACCTGTTTGGCTACGCCCTTCATCGCGTCTTCAAGACTGCTGTAGGATTTCACCGCAGCGGCGACAGGTGCGAGGGTTGCCGCACCCACTGCGGCGGTTTTCATTCCCCCGCTCATCATCTTTTCGCCGGTTTCTTTGGCGCGGCTGTAACGGGCCTGCGCCTGGTTTACAGCGTCAAGCCGTCGCTGCTGTTCGGCAAGCTGGCGATTGTATTGCGCAGTGCGCTGGTTGATCTGTTCCGTCGCCCGGCTGGCGCTGCGGATCGCAATGCCTTCGCTGTAGAAGCTGGCGCGCAACTGATTAAGCTGCGTCTGCTCACCTTTCTGCTGCTGGGTTAACTGGCGAATGGCTGCACGTTGCTGATTGAGGGCGGCAACCTGTTCGGCGCTGCGCTGGCGTAACGGGCCATAAGCCGCCGCCATTTGCCGGGCCTGTTCTTTCGCCTGGGCCAGTTGTTCGGTGGTTTTTTTATTGGCTGCGGTGAGGCGGTCGAAGCTGGTTGCCTGACGCTCAAGCCCTTTGATGCTGGTTTTGGTCTGATTGATTTGAGACGCCAACGCGGCGGCACTCTGGCGCGCCGCGTTGACAGGGCGGGACATATTATTCAGGGCGCTGAATGCCACCCTGATATTTAAATTGCGGTCTGCCATTTAGTGATCTCCACCACTGCGCGCAGCCGCCTGATCACGCCATAACAGTATTTCCTGTACCGTCATGGCGTCCATCTCTACCGGCCGCCAGTGGAATATGACGGCGATATCTGCCATCAGGTCTTCTATGCGTTCGCAGGGGCATCGGATGATTCGTTGCCCGTATCCGTCGCGGTCAGATCCGAAGAGGGTTGCAAAAAATCAACCACCGCGTTGGCTAACTGGCAAAAATCCCAGGTATCCATTCGGGCAATCTCATCGGCGGTTAGTGCCGGAGCGGTAACGCGGGGCAGCAGAATAACCAGCGCGTCATAGTTGGACGTCAGCACGTCATAGGCTTTTAAGCCGCGCAGTGATCCAGCCTGTTTAAGCACGGAAGTGATCGCCACTTCGGTGATTTTGGTCTTACCGCGCGTAATAGGGGCGGTAAGAATAACGGTGTTTTCTTTGGTCTTGCTCATGGTGCCGGGTTTCCTTATAAGCCGATGTTAGCGCGGTGTTTTTCCAGCACATCCACACCGGCAACTTTGTAGATCATGTTGAGCACATCAATTTCGATAATTTCTTCGCTATTGATGGTCAGCTTGTAATAGGTGTTTTTCAGGGTGTACTTATGCGAAGTATCATCCCCAACCTTTGCCGAACCGGGATCCAGTTCAGTGAAGCGGCCACGCGTCTGGATTTCGCACGGTACGGCGTCGCCGGTCGCATCGTCCTGGTAAGAGCCAGCAAAGCGCACCTGCATTCCGTCCGCAGTGGTAACGCCCCATTTTTTCATTAGCCCTGCATCCATGCCGCCCAGCGTGATATCCATATCCAGGGCGCCAGCGTCGAAGCCCAGATCCACCGCAACCGAACCCGGCATACCGCCCGCCTGGTAGTCTTCGGTTTTTTTGGTGAGTTTGGCGGGGGTGATTTCCGGCACCATGCCGAAGTAGTTATCCCCGTCAAAGAACATATTGAAATATTTGAGTTTCTTAGGCAGTGCCATAAGCGCCCCCGGTTAGTTATTCACTGCGCTGGAAAACGTAGCGAAATATTCGTCGGTGAACTCCTGTACCAGGCTGAGATTTTCCAGCGGTGGAACAGGGGTGTAGTTGTACTTAATGGTCAGTTGACCATTGCGCAGGGTTTCCGAGGTATTCGGTTCCGGGTCATACCAGCAGCGGGCGCCCAGCAGCTTGCCAGCCGTCACATATGAGGTCAGCTTCTTATTGATACCGTCCACAATGTCCTTTACCAGCGACGGGGTAAGCGGTTTATCAACATAGGCGAAATGTGCTTCGGCGACGGTATCCGCAACGATCTGCGCGGTTCGGGTATAGCTTTCGAAGATATACGTTTCCGCGTCGCAGGTACGCGATCCCCAGATGCGGTAGCCGTCCTGCTTGATCAGCGTGGTAACGCCTGCTGCGTTCAGTTCGTCGGCGTCGGTATCGGTGCCCTGCAACGTGAAATAGATATCCCGATCCATCCCCAGCACGTTATTAACGGGCACGTTGGAAATGGTTTTATGCCAGCCCTGCGTTGCGTCGATTTTGGCGCGCATCCCAACCGCATGGGCACCCACGGGCACGGTGGCATTCGCTCCGGCGTTGGTGTCGTAGCAGATGAAATTAGGCCAGATAACCATCATTTCACGCTGGGAGAACTGTTCGCGGTATTCCTTCACTTCGGCGATGCTGTTGCAGCCGTTCGCTGCCACGTAAGCAAACGCGCGCAGCTTTTCGGCAATGACGCCGAGTTGTGCGGCCACCGCTTCCGTATCAAGACCGGGAACAGCCAGCACACGCGGGCGCACGCCTACGCGCATTTCGGCAGACAGCAGCGCGTACATGCCGGTAAAGCGTCCGTTTGCATCGGTGCCGCCAATAACCAGTTGATCCTGTGTCTGTGCGGTGCCGCCTTCTGGCGGTTCGATATTTGCAGCATCAGCAACGCGGATCACAATGGTTTGCGGGCTGGTCTGGTCTGAAATCGCTTTCAGGGTGGTAAACAGGGTGCCGGTTTTACCTGCCTTGCCCAGCATGTTAGCCACGCGGGTGATCAGTACAGGGGTATCCAGCGGGAACGCTGTTTCGTCCGCATCATCAGCGGTGCAGACAACGCCGATCACCGCCGAATCAATGTCGGTGATCATCGTGCTAAGGTCGGTGGTTTCCGTGACGGTTACACCGTGATGGTAGTTAGTGGCCATGTATTTGCCTCGCCAGTTTAATGACTGCGAATATCATTGCGGCAATGGCAGGCCGATGCGATGAATAAGGGTTGTCAGCAACCTGCAACAATGACGGGGCGTTGTTCATGCGCGCGCGCGTGGCGACGATGTACCCCATCATGATGAAGGAGTTGATATGGACACGACAGAAAACCGATATTCGCCGCGCCCGGCGTTCAGTATTGAGATTGAGGGTAAGCAGCTTACGGCGCTGGATAACCGGCTGATCTCCCTTTCTCTGACAGATAACCGGGGCTTTGAAGCGGACACGCTGGATCTGACTCTGGATGATGCTGACGGGCAGGTAGCATTACCATCACGCGGCGCAAAGATATCGGTGGCGCTGGGCTGGGATAATGATCCATTGGTTTTTAAGGGAGTGTATACGGTTGACGAAATCGGACACGCTGGCCCGCCTGACCAGCTAACGATCAGTGCCAGAAGCGCAGATTTCCGCGATACCTTCAACGTGAAGAGGGAATATAGCTGGCACGATATTACCGTGGGGGATGTGGTCGCCAGCATTGCCAGCCGCTACGATCTGCGTGCGGGCGTCAGCGAAGAACTGGCGAAGATTGAGATAGACCACGCTGATCAGACGAGTGAATCAGATATCAGCTTCTTAACGCGCATGGCCGAAATGCTGGGCGCGGTGGCAACCATTAAAAACGGTATGCTTCTGTTTATCACGCCGGGCAAGGGAGTGACGCAGAGTGGCAAGCCGCTGCCGGTAATCGAGATCGTCCGGTCAAGCGGTGATAAACATCGGTTTAACGTAGCTGACCGCGACGCGTACACAGGCGTAACTGCATACTGGCTTGATCTCAACTTTGGCAAAAAACCATCCACTACCGTGAAGAAAACCACCCGCAGGCGACGAACCAGCCAGGCCAAAAAGAAAGAGCCTGCATCCAGCAAAAAAGAGGGTGATTATCTGGCCGGGGCCGAAGGTAACGTTTTTGTTATCCGTAAAACCTTCAAGACGGAAAAGGCGGCGAAGCGTGCCGCTGCGGCTAAGTGGCGGGAGTTGCAGCGTGGAGCGGCGACGTTCAGTATCACCCTGGCGCGTGGCCGCGCAGATTTGTACCCGGAACAGCCCGCCAGCGTCTACGGCTTTAAGTCCACGATCGACAGTGGGAACTGGACGATAACGCGGTGCGTTCACGATATTGGCGGGGGAGGGTTTACCACGTCGCTGGAACTGGAAGTAAAAATCGACGACTGGACAGCGGAGAGTGACGATTCAACGTCTTAAGCGTTATACTTGCGTTGATATTAACCAATCCTGAAAGGAGGCCCGCGTATGGCAATGCGCTGTCCTCGCTGCCGTGCAATAGCAAAAACCAGAACCAGTGTTGAGCTGAGTTTGCTTGTGCGGCGCAGCTATCACCAGTGTCAAAATATGTTGTGCGGGTACTGTTTCACCAGCATGACGGAAATAGACGGTTCACTAAACCAGACCCAGCCAGCGCCCGGCGCGATGGTGCCACAAGAAGCTTTTCCAAGAAGTCACCACGGCGAAGATCAGTTATCGCTGGCATTATAAAAGCGGCCCCTAAATGGGGCCTTTATTTATTTCATGTTTATGGCTACAAACCTTGATCGTGTAAGGTTTTCACTTAAATATTGATCGCCACTATCCCCGGCCTTTTTGCCCCAGATATCACACGAAGATTCACCGCCCTGAAAAACGTAGCCTTTGGTTAAAATGTCGTTAGTCACATAAATATGATCGAATAAACCAGCCTTCCAAGCCCTGTTAGATTCCCCGTGATTGAAATAGCTGATGCATACGGACTGAACGGCACTTTTCGCCTGTAGTTCTTCTATGCTGTCAAAATTGAATGCAACTACTAAGGCTTTGTTGTAAATGACTGGTTTAACTGTGAGATTCAGATCTCCGAGCGCCTTGGATAAGGCAAGGGGAAGTTGATTAGTCGCTTCTGAAAAGTCGATAGTGGTTGTTAATTGTTCTTTGGGTTTAGCCGCGGGTTGTGTTTGTTCTGTGTTTGTCACTGCTGGCTGGGGTTTATTTTCAGCAACAGCTTTCGGCGCGACTGGTGCAACCATTGAACCTATGATTGCTGCCAAGAGGCACACCCCGAAGTATATAGCAGATGAGCGCTTTCGATTTGGCATAAAAACCCATTTGGGATTGATTAGCCCAACCCAAAAAGCGATCCCAGCAACAGCGGCGATAACGGTGATGATTGTTTCCAT